GCTTGCCTCCGAGAATGCCTCCACCAGCGCCCGCGAAAAGAGCCAACTCATTCATCTCCCCTCCAAAACCGCCGGGTCAATCACCTCGGCCCCCGGGATCCTGCCGGCCTGCGCTTCCCGCGTCCGAACCCTGATCCGCTCCTCGGCGCGGAACCGCTCGCTGTGCGTCACTGCGGCCAGGATGTCGATCATCGCGACCTCGAGGCACCGCAGCGCCGCCAGCTCCCCGGCGCGAACTGCACGCGTCCCTGTCGCCTGCTGCCGGCGGATGATCTCTGCGCACGCTGCCTGCGCGTCTGCGATCACACCGTCAGGGTCGGACGCTAACCCCATGCGCGTGAGTTCCTCGGCCAAGTTCACGGCGTCGAAAATCACGCCCCACTGCTGGCGCTGGGCTTTGCCCCGGGCCACGGCGTCGAGTGCGTCGCGCATCTGAAGCGCCCACACTGTGCGGTCGTCGCGGCTGAGTAGGGCTGCGCCTGTGATGGCGACGAGGTGTGCCGCGGGGTTGATGCCTCGGGGGCGGTAGGTGGAGCGTTTTCTCATGCATCCCCCAGCGCGAATGATATCGCCGCCGACATGTGCCAGTAATAGCAGTCAACCCCGGTCATTTCGCGGAATGATCGACGCAGCTTGCGCAATATCTCATTCTCAATTTGCCGAACTCTTTCCAACGTCACATTTAGCTCCTGCGCCACTTCTCTCAGCGTCCATTCGTCCAGAATGCGATGCATCAACACAACCCGTTGAAATTCGTTCAAATTAATAGAGTCGAGCAACTTCTGAGCTAAATCACGCATCACCAGCTTCTGAAGTTCGTCTTTTTCGTCCTGCCAAGGCGTCGGAGCAGGTTCCAAATCTGGCAGTTCATCATTCCGTGTCAACCAGATTTGATGTGCCTCTCTGCTGAGATTGGCAACGTTCAGTTTCCCGTAGTGCGGGAGCGCTCTCCCTCTCATGCCCCCTCCAACAACCTGACGGCATCATCCACGCTACGCACCACACCCGCCACGCCGCCAGCGCTGCGGATCGTCTGCAGGAACTCCTCCTGCCCGGGCCGCATGCGCCCAGTGCGCGACTTGACCTCAATAGCCAGCGTCCGCCCGTCCTTCAGCACGCCCATGATGTCGCTCATGCCCTTGGCGGTATTGGCCCGGATATACCGCGTGCTGCCGTCCCGGTTGCGCTCCGCGAAGGTGCCGCTGTTCTGCCGCCAGTGGCTGGCGACCTTCGGGTGATGCCGCAGCAGCGACAGAATCGCCCGCAGAATCTGCGCCTCTGACGGCTCGCCGCTGGGCTTTGCCGGGGCGCGTTTCTGAGGCTCTGGCGGGATCGGCAGTTCACGCCGCGGCTTGCCCCAGATGGCGGCGAGAGTGTCTTCGCTGCGCTGATGGTCTTGCATGACCTCGCGCAGGGTGCGGCGGCCTCTCATCGCTTCGCCTCCGCTCTGTCAATTTCTGCCTGCAGCGTCGCCACAGCTTCCTTCGCCATCTCCAGCACTGTGGACAGCATCACCGCATCACCCAAGCAATCGCGAATCGCCTTGTTTTCGTCGCCGGGGCCGTAGTCGCCGCTGTCCACCCACTCAATGTCGTGCAGGGCTTTTGCCACCAGCTTCAAGTGCTTTGCAAACGCCCGCCGCTCTGGCGTGTCTGCGGTAAAGGTCGCCTCGTACTCCAGCTTGGAGTAGATGTAGTTCATGCTTCCGCCGCTCATCGCTTCGCCCCTTGCGCGGCGCACCGCGCCGCATACGCCCAGACTGACGGCGCCTGCTCATACGCCTGCCGAGCGGTCACGTTTACCTCCGCTTCGCGTGTAGCCCTGTACCAGACGTTGTTTTTGTTGATCGCGTCCGCGACCACTAAGCCGGCTTGCTTCAGATGCAGCAGGTATCTGTTGGCGGCGTTCTTCTGCACGCCCAAGTGGGCGGCCAGGGTTGCCGTCGTCACCGGCTGGTAGTTCATGACGATGTTCAATGCGTCGCGTTGTCGGGGGGTCACGTTGTCCTCCTGTCGGGGCCGCAAGTGTCAGCCCGCCGACTGCCGGCAGTCAACCCGCACAGAATGACCCCGCAATTCTGTCAACAATAGTCACGGGGCGGCACAAAGTGGCATGATGCGTCGGCGCCGATGCGAGCGCGACACGGAGTTGACGAATGTACACGACAACCTACGGCCCGGGCGATGAAGCCACGTGGCCCGCATACCCTCCCGGCTACAACGGCGACCACCCGAACGAGGTGGAGGCCCGAGACCATTTGCTGGCCTGCCCAGCAGACTGGCAACTGTGGTTCTCGGTCGTCTCGCAAGCCCGCGAGGGCGCCGCGTTCGACGTCGTGAACGTCCGCGAGGAAGACATGGCCTCGGCTCACGCAGACGTCCTGCTGGCGTGCCTGTTCGCCGGCACCAGAGCGCAGGCCGATGCGGCTCGGTTTGAGTTGCAGAACCGATTCCTGCGAGATAACGAGCACCGCATCCAGCAGATCGCGGACGCGATGTTCGCCTGCAGCGAGCCCGATTCTGATCCGTATGACTGGGAGATCTGAGATGACCACGACCATCAGTGTTCACAACATCGTCGGCGTGCGCGTTGCTAGACGTCGCAGCGCCCAAGGCCACACTTGGCGGTACATCATCATTACCGAAGCCGACGGCCGCGAGACCAAGATCGCGCTGTTTCCTGCCAGCGAGGGCAAGCCTGAGCAGATTTCGATTGTTGACGAGGAGCGGACGGAATGATCCTCGAAACCGCCACCCAGCGCGATGCGGACTGGTACGCCGCCCGCATCGGCAAGGCCACGGCGTCACGGTTCCGTGATGCCACTGCGTACCTCAGGTCCGGCGACCCGGCGCAGGCCCAGCGCGACTACGTTACCGAACTGGTAGTCGAGCGCCTGACGCAGCAACCCATCCAGCGCTACGCCACCACCGCGATGCAGTGGGGCACCGAACAGGAGCCCGCAGCGCGCGCGGCCTACGAGCGCGTCACCGGCATCAGCGTCGAGGAGACGGGCTTCATCGCCCACGACACGCTGCTGGCAGGCTGTTCGCCTGACGGCCTGGTGGACTGGGACGGGCTCATCGAGATCAAGTGCCCATTCAACAGCGCCGTGCATATCGAGACGCTGCTGCGCGGCATGCCTGACGAGCACACCGCGCAGGTGCAGGGCCAGATGTGGATCACTGGCCGGCAGTGGTGTGATTTCGTTTCCTTCGACCCTCGGATGCCTGAGCCGCTGCAGCTGCACGTTCAGCGGATCAACCGTGACCTTGGCTTCATTGCTGACCTGGAAGCCCGGATCACGATTTTCCTGCAGCAGGTCAGCACCCAAGTCGAGGCGCTGCGGCGTCTCGCGGAAAGCAAGAAATGAGCACAGAGAAGCCCAAGCGGCCCTACGTCCGCACCGTCAAGGTTTACGTCGTGAGCCACCCCGACCACATGGACCGCCTGATCCGCGCCATCAGCGCAGCCGAGGCGATCCGCTACGCATCGTCGGGCTACGAGGCCAAGCTCGCTACGCAGGACGACATCATCGCCCTGATGGGCGGCGGCACGCCCGTCGAGACGACCGTGGCCGCGTCCCGCGTTCCCGGCGTGGACGACGACGGCATGCCTGCCGGCCTGACTGACTGAACCCACGGGGCGGGAAGCCGCCCCATTTCGGAGAACACCAATGACCGCACTCGTACCCGTAGACCAAATCGAACGCATGGCCGTCAGCGTGGCCCGCTCGGGCCTGTTTGGCGTGAAGACGCCCGACCAGGCGATGGCCTTGATGCTGATCGCCCAAGCTGAGGGCCTGCACCCCGCCATCGCCGCGCGTGACTACCACGTTATTAACGGTCGCCCCGCTCTGCGCGCCGACGCCATGCTGGCCCGTTTCCAAGCTGCGGGCGGCAAAGTGGAATGGGGCGAGTACACCGACACCAAGGTCGTCGGCAAATTCTCGCACCCGTCTGGCGGCAGCGTGGAGATCGCGTGGACGACGAAGATGGCGCAAGACGCCGGCCTGACGCGCAACCCGACATGGAAGTCCTACCCTCGCCAGATGCTGCGCTCGCGCTGCATCTCTGAGGGCATTCGCACTGTTTTCCCCGGCGTCGTGGTCGGCACCTACACGCCCGAGGAGGTCGAAGACATGGCTCCCGCGCCTCGCCAGGC